GCCTGAGGGTTATGTTGCTATTGTTGATGGCAAGGCAGTCAAGATCGTTGATCGTCTTGAGTTCTCTCGTGCTAACTTTACGCTGGAGAAGTCTTGGCGTCCTCCTGCTGGTGATGGTGCCAAGGTTGCCGTATTCACTTTCGGTCGTTTCAATCCTCCTACCACGGGACATGAGCTCCTGATAAATAAGGTCAAGGAGTATGCTGCTGGTAATGACTACTTTGTTTTTCCTAGTCATACTGTAGATAAAAAAGGTAAGAACCCTTTGACTGCCGCTCAGAAAGTTTCCTTCATGAAGATGATGTTCCCTTCCCACAAGGATAATGTTATACTTGATGAGACTGTTCGTGATGCTATCAAAGCTTTGAAGTGGTTGGAAGATAAAGGATATACCGACGCTATCTTTGTTGTCGGTTCTGATCGTGTTCCAGCATTCCAGTTCATCAAACAATATAATGGAAAGGATTACAACATGAATACTGTTGAGATAAAGAGTGCTGGCACCAGAGATCCTGATGCTGATGATGTTACTGGTATGTCTGCTAGTAAAGTGAGGCAGGCAGCAGTTGATGGTGATGTCAAGACTATCAAAAGTGGATTGCCAGACAGCGTAAAGAGAGATGATGATTTTGTTGAGATGTATATAGATACGATCTTATCGGGGATGCCATGAGAATATCCAGATCACAATTAGACCAGAAACTAAGATCTAGTCTCCCATCAAAGTTTTCCAGATTTATATACACCATTCATGCTATAGAGCATCTGTGTGAAGAGACATTCGCAGAGCTTTATGAAACAAAGCAAGGATTTCAATTCTCTCTGGACGATGCTAATGCTAAAATACCAATCAACGATGGTGGAGATTATATAGGTGGTGCTGAGTTCAATCAACATTTTTCCACCCAGAAAACTCACAAACCTACACCAGTAAAATATAAAATGTATGTTGATGATGGCACGGCAAAAGATTTGAGAACAAGGGGAGTTAGAATAAACTTTATCAATACTCTAATTCAGAAAATCAAATCGCATTCAAATCTGATGCGCTATGGACTGAAGAATGGTTTTGTTCGTCTTGAAGTTGGATCTGGTGGTAAGAACCCAACCCTAGACGTTCAGATAAAATATGAAAAGAAAGTCTTGAATAGAAAGACTGGTAAAAAAGAACCAAAAGATATATCAATTATTCTAAAACTTTCTTTGAAATCCAGATCCGACAAAGGAGAAAAGGATGAAAATCCATTCAAGAAATTCAAACCAAAGGTCGTTCAGGGACTGCTAGGAAATAAGTTATCTTCATCGCAATTCAAAAATCTTTTGGAGAACTATGTAAATAGTCTGACTATCTCCAAAGCATCAAAGCAAACATTCCTGAAGTCAATTGACTTTGCTTACAAGGATGCCAGACTAAAGGTTTCTAGTATTGGATCTGCTGAGTTTAGTTCTGAGTTGTTTGAGGTGTTGTCTGCCATGAAACTAGCAAGAATAATTGAAACAAAAAACTCTGCTTTCTTGAAAAAAATTCTTGGATGGAATGACGAACAAATAAATGCCGTTGATAAAAATCAAGTAAAAATATTCATGCCTACTTCAGCAAATGAAGCTCTAGTTGATTATGAAGTTTATTATAGTCAAACTAACGCTATAAAAGTTAGTGTAAAATCTAAGCTGTCTTCTAATCCAGCAACTGTAAAATTTGGTACAGTCTTTGATAGTGAAACTGAAGTTGCTAAGTGGTTCAACAGTATTCAAAATAAAACAAATTCAATTCGTGGATCTGCTATAATTGCTGGTGATGCTCTCTCATATAAGAGAAGATTTTCTGGAAAGGAAACTCTGTATCCAATCAAAGCTTTATACAGTTTGATGATGTCTTCCTCATTCTCATCATCTGCTTGGTTAGATATGGCAAGCAAAGCAAATCTAGATGTGTCTATGGTAAACAAAAACACTATGATTAGTATTTTGAAGAAGACACATAAAAGTCTTGGTGGAGCACAGTATAGATATGTTCCTTTGGATACTCTTGCTGGATATACTAAAGATGAACTTGCCGATCTAAAGATGTTTGTTGCCAAGAATATCAAATACACCAATAGAGATATTACCGCTGCCTATGTTGATATTGCTACTAAGAATACAGCGCCAAAAGAAGTAATACAAAAAATACGGAATAGAGATAGGGTAAGTTACAGTATTATGGATAGTAAAGATTATCCAAAACTAAAGGGTGATGATATGTATCCATTCACTTTGAATAACCTTGCTTACTTGTGTGAGAAGGCAGTAGTTGCTACCTCAAAGAAAGGTAGTGCTTCTGAAATTAATTTTTGGCAGTTATTTTATGATAATGTTTTATCTAAAAAGCAAGTGCTATATTCTGTAATGAAAGAATATACTACAGGCAATCAATTATCTTTGGAATACCAGTTTGTTTCTATGATAAACTTTAGTAGATATAGTAAGTGGGTTGAGTTGAGATCTAAGAATAACGCATTCAATATGCAAGATACTTTAGGAATGAACGTATGAAAGACTTTAGAAAACTACGGGAAGAAGCACTTCGCCAACAACAACGACAGCAAAGTGTCTTCAAAGAAGGTGATGCTGTCATGTCATCTCGCACAGGTGAGAAGGGACACATCCATAGAGTTGGTGGTAACTATGCTATTGTTATCTCTGAGGATGGTGAGATGTTCCGAGAGTGGATCAGGAATATTAGATCTATAAATAATACGAGAAGAACCTCCTTACTAAACGATGAAGTATCAGAAGCCAATTAATACAGTTCAGAACAACGATGAGTTTTCATCTGGATTGATGGAAGCATATGGTAGTTGGATGGGAGGCGCTTGCTTCCAGAATACAGATCCTGTAGATCTCAATCTATCTGAAGCACCTTTTGATGGTATGGATCCTCAGTCTCACGGTGCTGAGATTGAAGACACATCCACCAAAAAGAAAACACCAAAGAAAGGTGCTTATGTAGGACAGGAAAGTGCTCCCAAGAATGAAGAGGTAGAGGTTCTTGAGCGCGAAGAGTATGAAGTAGATGGTGAGACATACGTTGTTGAGAAGGTAAAGGGTCTTGACGGTAAGGCTTGCTGGAAAGGTTACAAGTATGCTGGCACCAAGATGAAGGGTGGCAAGAAAGTTGATGACTGTGTGAAGGCTGGTGTTGAGTATGAAGGCGAGGAACTTCAAGAGAAAGCAGTTTCCAAAGCACAGCAAAAGTTTATGGGTATGGTTCATGCCACCAAGAAAGGTGAGATGAAAGGTGGATCTGAAGAAGTAAAGAAAGCTGCTAAGTCCATGACTGGAAAGGAAGCAGAAGACTATGCTTCAACTAAGCACAAAGGTCTTCCCGAGAAGAAGACCAAGAAAGAAGAGTTTCTCCCAGAGAAAAAACTAGATCCAGTCGGTCAGGAAGATAAGGATATTGACAACGACGGCGATCACGATAAGTCTGATAAGTATCTCCACGCACGTCGTAAGAAGATCGGTAAAATTCTAGCGATGAAGGGAAAGAAATGAAATCATTCAAACAACTCCGCGAGGAGTGTGGATGCGATAGCAAAGAACGCAAGAGTAAAAAGAAAGGAACCGTTGAGGTAATGCCAACGATCAGAGACGGTCAGAAAGGCATGGTTACAAAACCAACCAACGAAAATTATGACAAGGGTGAATACGATTACGAAGGCGACATGGCAAAGACCCAACTGAAGGGAATTGTCAGGAACGCACAACAACTTCATGATCTTTTACAACCTGCGGATAACCTTCCTGAGTGGGTACAGTCAAAAATCACGATGGCAACTGACTATATCCAAACTGCTGCCGATTATATGTTGAGCGTAAGAGACCGATAAATCATAAATATTTTTGTAGATTTTGGTCTCTAATCATGCTAGGACAACTCGTAGAAATCGTAAAGCCACTATTGTTTGCTGCTATGAATTCTTGCCACACCAAGAAGCTTGTAGTAGAACTGCTAGAGCGTTATGTAAAAACAACCGATAATGATATCGATGATCTTATCGCTGGCAGCGTAAGAACAGCACTTCTGAAAGGTTGTAACTGATATATCAGGGGGCCCGAGCCCCCTTTTTTTATAAATAAAATTTAGAAATCGATAAGTAATTTTGGAGCGTATCCATGACCCTGTATAGTCGCGCTGAAACAAACGCACAAAGCTTGAAAGTACTAAACACTACAGAGAAGAACTCTGTGGATAAGTACGATTGGGACAATACCCTGATTGTTGATGGCGATAGCACCGTTGCTGGAGCACAGGGTTATGCAACTGCTGCTCGCAGAACTGTCTTTATTGACGACACAGAAGCAACTCTTGCTGAGAATATTGAGCGTGGTCTAACTGCTCCTGGCTGGTGGGAGTACATGACTTATACCGATGCTGACGGTAATACTCGCCATAAAGCACATCACCTAGTAGCATTCAAAGATGCTCCTGCTAATACTGCTGACCTTGATGATCCCGTAGCAGCAGACGTAGCATCTGCTATTAGCATCTCAGCACAACCTGCTAACCAATCAACCTCTACTCCTGCTGGTGGTATCCTAACCTTTACTGAAGGTGCTGGCACAACTCTTGTTGGTGAAGCAGATGAAACTTACACCGCAGTATCTGGAACCGCTTCTGGATCTGGAACTGGCGCTACCTTCACCATCGTTCGTGATGTCAACGGAGATATTGATACCGTAACTCTAGTTGCTGCTGGTTCTGATTATGTTGGAACTGAAACAATTACTATTGATGGCGCTGATATCGGTGGCGTAACCACAACTGATGATCTAGTAATTACTGTTGATACAGTTGCTACCGCTGCTGCTACCTTCACGATTACGGCATCTGCTGATGCTGGATCTGTTGTTTACCAGTGGCAAGTTCAGGCAGCAACTGGCACTCGCTGGACTAATGTTTCTGGCGCAAACAGCGCATCGCTCGCACTTACTGGTCTCACAACTGCTGATACTGGTAAGAAGTATCGTGTCAAGCTCACATCATCTGCTGGTGCTGAAGAGGTTATCTCCAACACCGCAACTCTTACTGTGACCGCAGCATGATCTAAATGAACTTTAGTGAACTGACACACGATAATTGGTTATTCTTTGCCATACAAAATTATAATAACCCGTCGTCTGTAACTTATTCAGACTTTGAAGAAGACCTAAAACGCTTCAAATATATCAAAAGACTTCTGAAGAGATACGAAACGACGGGTGAATTGAAAACACATCTTATTCTAAATCATGTGATTGTATTGTATAATGTGTTTGGTGACGCAGCAACACCCTTGCTGTTTTACAAGACAGAAGCAACATACTGGTCTCAAATCAAGGCGTTTATGTTGTTTCTAAATAGATTACCACCTTTACTAAACGAGGATGTTGACGAGGAATGTCTGAAAAGTCTGAACCTAATTTGAATGAAATGGCGAACGTTGCTGGATCTGGCGAAGGTCTAGCATTACCACCTGCTTTTGTTATGGTAAATCCTAGACAACATCGTAGATATAAGAAAGGTAATGATAGAGTGGATGGTCGCACCAAAGGTGCTCGTGCCCTTTTCAATCGTATTCAAAAGAGAAAAATGAAAGAAGAACTAGAAACACAAATTGATGAAGCGATTGTGTCCGACACAGAAAGGGCACAAAAGCAAATCCAACAACAGAAAAAACTCGGTCGCCAGAAAGATCTTCAAAGCAAGAGAAAGGAAGCGAAAGAGAAACTGATGAATAAAACGAAAGAGATGGATACCCTGATGAAGGCGCGTCTATCAGACTTCAAAAAGAAAGCATCAGAACAACAGAAGAAAGTACAAAAGAATTCATTTGAACCCGAAGGTAATATTATGACAGAAGGACATGACGTAATCCAAGTTGCTCTTGACGTAGCAACTTCAGAACTCAATCCAACAGGTGAAGCTTCATTTGCTAAAATTCAATTTGGCGATGGTAGCGTACAGAACCTAGACAACTTCTCGGCAAAGCGCATCGCTGCTTGTTATGCTCAGCTTGATGACGAGCACAAACAACAGTTCCAGTATTTGCTGAATAAGGACGCAACCTCCTATCAAGCAGCTCTGGACTTCGCAGTTCGCAA